TCTACTCGTATTGCTAACATAGAAGGAATAGTGTTAAAATTTTTAGATAGATGGAATCGCTCAGATGAAACTAGAGACAGAAGGCACGAAGATTTAGTTAAAGAAGTTAATGACATGAGTGACGTTTTAATGGAAATAAAAGGGAGCGTAAGTAGAATAAATGGCAGACACTAATCCAATTTCAGATTCAAGTAGTTTAAATATATCTTTACCTATGCTTATACAAGCAGTAGGATTAATAGGTGCTATGGTTTGGGGATATGGACAATTAAATACTAGAATTAGTTTTTTAGAGTACCAGGTAGCTATGAATGAAGAGCATATTAGCAGAATGGAAGAAGATGCAGATGCTAATCAAAATGCTGAAATACCAGCAGATATAAAACAAAATCAAAGAATTGATTATTTAGAAAAAGAATTAGATAGGTTAAGGAAATTTGAATAATGGACTATGAACCTATAGATGTATATCGTAACGATATTAAAGAACGCTTAACAAGAATAGAAACCATACTTAATAGAGAGTTACCAGATATTAAAGATCAATTAAAAGCTCTAAACAATAGAACAAGGTCTTTGGAAAACTGGCGTAGCTATATGTTAGGTGGTATGGCTATATTAACAATAATAATAACCTGGAGTAATAAATGGATATAAAATCAATAGTAATACAATCAATGGTAAAGCATGCTGAATCAGCTGTACCTGAATTAAAGGGTGGTATTGAAGATTTAATTATTCAGAAAATACAATCTGAAGAGTTTGAAGAAAAATGGGCAAGTGAGATTAATAAAAAAATCAATCTTCCGTTTTTAAATGAAGAGCAAGAACAAAAAGTTTTTGAAACTATTATAGATAAAGGAACTGATGTCTTTGCAGCTGTTTTAAAAGAACTATTAAAGAAGGTTTAATTATGTTTAGCTTGCGATATGGCCCAGGAACATACGGGTCTAAAAGAGGCAGACCACCTAAGAAGAAAACAATGTCAAAACCAAAATCTTCTAAAAAGGTTAAAAAAAAGTAAAATAATGTTTATATTTTCTAATGCTTATATACAATCTACTAGTGTGGATTATTATAAATCTTCATGGAGGTTCTGATTTGCTAGATCAAAAACAAATAAAAGAAGTAATAAAAGAAACACTTGAGGATATAGATCTATATAGTCCTGAAGCTTTGGATCTTGTATACAATACTGGCTTAGTTGAAAGTAAGTATGTTTACTTAAAACAAATAAAAGGGCCAGCTAGAGGCATGTGGCAATGCGAAAGCTGGGTAGCTGTAGATATATGTAAAAATTATTTAAAGTACAGAGAACCCTTAATGAAAAAAGTTGCTAAAGCTTGTAAGTTGGAGTGGAAATACTTTCTTGACCCAAAAGAAGAAGAATGGGAAGAAATACTTACAACAAATATAGCTGCTCAAATTGCTATGTGCAGGTTGCATTATAGGAGGGTACCCAAACCACTTCCTAAAAACATAACACAACAAGCAACGCAATGGAAAACTTTTTATAATACATCGAAAGGAAAGGGAACAGTAGAAAAATTTATTGAGATAGTAAAAAAGTACGGGTAACAATAAACGCCATATTGGCACCAAAGAGGAGTAATAATGTCTGTTGATGATTTTACCATGAACGAGGATGGGGCTATTATAGGATGCCCTAAGTGTAAAGGAAGAGCTTTAAGAAAAGACGGTCATAAGTATAGAGCTACAAAACCTAGAAAACAATTATGGAAATGCTATTCTTGCGGATCTAGAACATTAAACCCAGATATTATTGAACCACCCAAGTTCAAAGTAGAAAAAAAATATGAAGATGCAATAGAAGATCTTCCTATTGATGAATTAATATCACATAGAAAAAGAAAGTTTGAAGTAAAAAAAGGTGCTAGAAAACAAAAGGGATTAATAAATATTTATATTAATGTAAGAGGCCCTATTGGAATTGCTCACTTTGGAGATCCTCATATAGATGATGATGGTACTGATATATCTCAAATATTATTTTATACAGACTTAATAAACAAAACAGATGGAATGTTTGCTGGCAATCTTGGTGATATACAAAATAACTGGGTAGGAAGATTAGCTGCTTTATATTCACAACAATCTACAAGTGCAAAAGAATCCTGGAGACTTACTGAATACTTTGTATCTAAACTAAGTTGGATATATTTAGTAGCTGGTAATCACGATGTTTGGTCTGGTGATGGTGATCCTTTAGAATTTTTAATGAGAGATCATAGAGGCGTTTATGAAAGATGGGGTGCTAGAATGAATTTAGTATTCCCTAATGGTAAAGAAGTCAGAATAAATGCAAGACACACTTTTAAAGGTAATTCTATTTGGAATACTGCTCATGGTGTATCTAGGGCAATTCAAACAGGATGGAGAGATCACATACTAACCTGTGGTCATACTCACGTTTCTGGTTATCAGGTCTTAAAAGACCCTTCTAGCGGCTTAATTAGCCATGGATTACAAGTAGCATCGTTTAAAATAATAGATAATTATGCTGATAAGTTAGGACTAGATGATAAAAATATATTTAATTGTCCTGTAACTATCATAGATCCATCGTATGAAGATGACGATAACAGGCTTATAACTACGATTTTTAATCCTATTGAAGCGTCAGAATACTTAACTTACAAAAGAGAAAAATGGAAAAAAAGCAGAAAAAAGTAATAATTTCTATTCCTTATATAAAGAATAAAAATAATACTAGTATAACTAAAGGATACTATTACTGGACTAGATAATGCCTAAACAAGTATGGAAAATAGAAAGATTTGATGGTGGTTTAAATTCAAATTCTGATGCAAGAGATATTGATGATAAAGAACTACATAGAGCTGAAGGTGTTATGGTTGATTCTATTGGAAGAATTAGAACAATGGGATCTGTTGATACTCACGATGCTCCTACTTTAGCTAGTGTATTAACAGCTGGATATGGATTATTTGAGTTTAGTCACGATAGAGTAGGTGCTCATATTAAAGTTGGAGATGCTAGAGCAACTGCAACTGCAACCGATTCTTCAGTTACAGATCACCTTACAAATTCTGGTGCTACTCTTCCAGTTGATGCAGTTATAGGTTGGCCTTTAGAAAATGTTACTGATGGTAGTACAACTACAGTTACTGATAATACTGGTACTCAAATTGTAGGAAACTTATCTGGAGGAAGTGATAATAGTTGGGATAGTGGAGATGTTTATATTCTTGGGCCACCTCCAGAAACGGGTGATGATTATTTACTTCATTATGATGCAACAAATTCTCAAATAGATATTTATAGTAGAACAACAGATGTTTGGGGCACAAATATAATTGATCTTGGATCAACTACTGGTGGCAAGCCTTGTTATTATAAAGCTGATGGAGCTGTTCGAATAAGTGATGGAAATTTTGGAGCAGCTAATAGAAACAAATGGTTTGGTTTTATAAATCAAACTCATTTTGAAGGAATTACTCCTGGTGGAGCTGCAGACTCTTATGGGCATTGGTATGCAAAAAATACAACCTTATCTGCACCAACTGCTGGTATTTATGATAGAAATGTTAAATTTACTGCAGAAGCTGGCAATTCAACTACTACTCGTGCTTATGATACCAGTTCTGATGAATTTGAACATTGGAATAATGTTGCAGGTGATAAATACATACTTGTTGAAGAAGGTGGGTCTGGAGATGCTAGAATAATAACTGCTGTAGATAGTAGCAATGAATATTTAGGAACAGATACAAATACAGACGCTTGGGATAATAAAAACTTAATTGTATTTCCTCCAATAGGCGAAGGTTTTAATATATATTATACAAGCTCTTCAACTGTTGGTAATTGGCCACAAAGTTATTATCAAATGGGAACTACATTTATATATCAAGGCGGTCAAGAGTCTCAAATATTTAATATAGCTGCTGGCTCTACATCGGCTCACGGTAGTTTAGGAAATAGACCTGTAGGCATACGGGGAGAGCTAATTATAGGTGGAGAATCTTTAAATGTTAGTATATATGCTACTTCTCCTTTTGACCCACATATAATCGGAGGTAGAGTTTACATTAGAAGTTATGGTGGTGGAAATCCAATGCCAGATTGGACATTATTAGCAGATATAAGTTTGCAAAAAGGCGTTAGGCCAGATTTAACTAGTTCGTATACAGCTTGGAGTTTATTAGCTACGGCTGATGTATCAGGAGACGCTACAGACGATGCATATTGCTATGTAGATATGGAAACCATTACAACACCAAGTCCTTGGACATATAAAGCTATAAATGGTTATGACCCTCATGAGTCTATGTCTATTGGAGCTCTTGGTGAAGGCTATAAAACAGCTGTAGTAGCAAATAGGCAAGTATATATAGGTAATGTAAGAAGAATTAATGAAGATGGTGTTACCGAAACTCAAGGTGATGCTATGTATAAATCAATGCCTGGAAAATTTGATGTATTTCCAATTTCTAGAAAAATAGAAGCAAGTATTAGAGATGGTGACGAGATAGTAAAGCTAGAAGAATATGCCGATAGAATACTTCAATTTAAAAAACATAAAATGCATCTTATAAACATATCTCAAGATGTTGAATTTTTAGAGGACACTTTTGAACATAAAGGTATACAACATCCAGCTTGTGCTTGTAAAACAGATTATGGTATTGCTTGGGTAAATAAATCTGGTGTTTTTCTTTATAATGGTAGATCTGTAATTAATTTATTAGAAAAAAATGGTAGACCAATAATTTCAACAATAGGTACTAGTGATCATAGCTGGACTGGCTTTACTTCTACATATACTCAATCTATCGGATATTTGCCTAATAAACGGCAGATAATAGTTCTTGATAATATATCTGCAAACGGTACAATATTTTTATATGATTTACCAACTCAATCTTGGGTTCGTAGTCCAGATGAGCATTTAATTGCTGCAACTAA